CTTCCAACGACTACATCTGCTGCCACGTACAGCTTCACTCCCCTCATTACCCCGGCGGTAATGAGGAGCCCATGTCGGGGACCCTGCGAGTCTGGAAACTCGCCCCGCGACTTATCATTTACTTAGTGTTGTCCCGTGCGGCATTTTAAGCCGCCAAAATACGCACCTTGGTCTCGTAACCCCTCCTTCACTCATGGAGCTAAAGGGGATAGATTCCTCCAAGGATGTTACGACTTACAGAGCCGACGCCGCCGTTAACCACGGCACTAAGTAAACGACAAATCCCCGACCAGAAACGATCTGGCGCCACGGAACTCATCCCTCGCTCTCCAGCGCTTCATAAGGCAACCCAATGAAGCCGTTATCCCAATTCAATCTGAATTGTTCTAACTGAGCGAGGCCTCTCTCTTCTTTCTCCGATTGAAAACTCGCCGGAACGAGAAACCAATCGGGCTTCTTTACACCGGAGAAGCATGAACCGGGTCTCTTTGAGCCGACAAAACTCAAAGAAGACCAACAGGGCTGGGCCCTGTATCTGTATGTCCGACGTACTTTCCCGCAGGACGGAGAAAATACGTCTCTCTTCGAACCTCCCCAGCGCCCGTGTCTCCACATGACAACTCGCAAGGCTTCTGCCTCCACGGGCTCAGGATTCCTCCCAGTAATCCTGACTAGCTCCTCCGGAAAGACGGCATCATCTGATGCTTCAGGCAAAGGCGTCCAATGTCGACGCACCCGGAGGCCCCTCTCTCTGGCGAAAGAGGGGTAGGTCGTATGACCAAGCTGGCTGGGGAGGAAACCCCAACGCCTACCGATTCGCGCGCGTTGCCACGCGTCCACGAACTGGGGTGACACTAACACGGCTTTGGCCATATGTATCATACCCTGGAAATCGGTAGGCGCTCCTGCCTTTCGTATATGGCGCACCTCTCGCCATTTTCCACCACTTCTCAAGAACACAGTAGAATTAACTTCTACTACATTCTTGGCCCGAATAGTCTTGTCATCGTTGAGTCGGTATCCTAAAGGATAGTCCTGCACGGTGACATCTCGTGCGGCAGAGATGATTGTATCATCCCCATTCACGAGAAAACGGGCATGCGGATCAAATCGTGCGGCCCAGGAGGCAGCACAATAAGATTGAACGCATAGAAGAGGGAAAGAAAGGTAGGCCCCCATCATCTGTCCATGGCGGATCCTCTCATGTGCACCCGAAACCGTCTGAAATGACGGAGACAAAGAAGCCTTAGCAAACGACCTAAGGCTACGGGGCATCTTCACCGAAGCGAAGAAAGCACAATCGAGGATAGTCTCAGCCACGAGGTGGCTCAGACCGTCAGTTGCAGCCACCAGATCTACCGAGGTCTGGTGCTCGCCTGCACAAACAGATGTTACCCTCTTCTCGGTCGGAGGACCGCAAAGAAGCCAATCTTGCTTAGACAAATGTGAATACATCATCTTATGCATTGGCGCAAGAACCTCTATTGACTTATCGTAGATAAGTAGAGGCCTATTCTTGCCCGAAGATTGGACTTCTTTGTATCGAGCGTGCAAAATATCCGGCAAAGGATATTCGGCTGTGCACATCGAAAAGAAGATATCTCTGTCTCCTGACCACAACAAGTCAGCTCGGCCACGACAGGCGCGAGAGGTAGGATTAGCAACATGATTCCCGACGAAGGAATGATAGTTGCGATCCCACCCAGAGGCAAAGATCCGGGTACAAACACGCCGGACGTGTTCGAGATACCCAGGGGTAAGGGGGGGGGGTTGAGAGAGTGCGGAAGACTCCCAGTTCTTCCGCACTGACGGAGTGTGCAGAGGGCAACTTTTCGGCAAGTTGCGCTTAATTGAAGAACAGCCATGGGCCAAGGCCCATCTGTCCCTTCTGCACAGTCTAACCAGCGTAGTTAGACCGTCTTTCCCACGGCGTTGCGACCGAGGAAAGGTTACAGGAGCCCGCTCCTTGCCCTGTAACAAAAGAAAAGAGAGGAAACGAGAGAGTTCACCAGAATTGCAGTCCGGTAACTCAGAATACGGTAAACCGTATCTGAGCCGAAGCAACAGCAATCCATTGTGGATCGTTTCCTTGGTACACCTATCTGTCTTGCGACAGGTAGGGCACCGATTAACCGATGAACCGCTGGCGGGATTATCATCGGAGCGCGTAACGTGCGCCACGCGGCTACTGCTGCGCTGGTTGGCGTTCTTATGCAGAACAGACGGGGACATTGTCAACTCGTCTGTATTCCCTTTAGC